GCCAACGCAGCAACCCGAGCGCGCCACGGCCACGATATGCCGCGCGTGGTCCAGTGGTATACGCTCTTGGTTGTGCGGTTCAGGTCGCGGCCTACGGATGCACAGCCGCCTAGTTTTTGGATAAGGTCGGCGTCAGTCATCCAGATGTTCCGATGCTGCGTCGGCTTCTAATGATATGTCCGACGACAGATGATCCAAAGCGTGCGCCAGTTCGCGGTTGATCTGGTCCACGCCATCGATCGCATCGAGTTTCGACATGAAACGCGCATCAACCTGATCCAGTTTTTTCGATGCCTGCATGATAAGTTCGGCTGCAATGGCAATGGCGTCACTGGCTTCCATTGCCTGCTCGTACTGCTTTCTTGTGATGTACGCGCTCATGGTCGGTTCTTCCAATCACAATGCTGTTTCGCTTCTCGATAACTAGCCCAGAATCCTTCACAGACTCTGGTTTTGACACCGTCGCTGGTAGCGTATCGTTCAATGATGAAATATGGCTTATGAATGCCTGAGCTTTCTAGCTTGGCTATCTCGCATGCATCTCTCATTCCCCAGCCTCCCCATCATCAGCCTGTGGTGCAGCCAACTCCGATTTACGAAACGCAAGCGCATCGCCAAGCTCATCACGGAACGGCGCCATTGCCTTGCGCTTCCACACCTGTTCGAGTGCTGCCATGTCGGGCGCCTGCTCGACCAGCGTGCGGGCTGCTTCCAGGGTTAGAGCCTCCGCAGACGGCACCTGACGCTCAACCTCTAGCGGCTGAACCTGATACGCCTTGCGACTGCCGCGCGTGGCTGTAAGGGCCATTTTCATCGGTCCGTCGATATGCGACATATGCGAGATACGGATGCCGCCAACTTCATCCTTGCCGAAGCGGATTGTCGGGTCGCGGTACAGCTTCAGCGAGCGCCCAACATAGGCGTTGGCATCAGGCCCCCACGCATGCACCAGAACGCGGCACATCGACTTTCCTGGACGATAGGCTTTGTCGCTGCCGTCGAAGAACATCGACACCGGCTGTTCGGATCCGTGGTGAAACTTGACCTCGCGAATGGTGATCGTGAGGGTGGTCCCGATAAGGTCATCCGCGTTGATTTGGTCGGACTTCGGGACGATGGTGGCTAACATATTCATGCGAACATCTCCTGTTCAATCTTGCGTTCGGTTGGGACAAACTTCTTGGAGGCTTCGTTGTATTTCGCCAGCGCATCGGCAATTCGGGCCTCGAATGCACCAGCGATGTTTACGATGGCCTCGCGCACGACATCATCGGGATAAACCCGCTGCACGTACATCGGCATGCCACCGCTGTACGAGACAAAATCGATCCACTCGCGCTCGCTGACCAGCAACCCGGTCTGCAACTGCATCGCGTATTCCGATGGCACGACGCCTTCCAGGATGGTCTGCATCTGGAACTTCTGACGACGGCTCTTGCACTCGATCGCGCCGTCGTCGCCTACCAGCCCATCCGGCGAATAACCGAGCGTGAAGCCCCACCGGTTGTTCGTCATGAACGCGATGTCAGTACTGGTTTCGGCGTAGTTTGCATCATAGACGATGCGTGCCTCTACCTCATCCGAATGGCCGCGCTCCATATCGAAGCTGAAGAAGTGCGGCTCGACATACTTGTTCACGCGCTGAGCTAGTAGCTCGTACAGGTGCGCGCGCTCTTTGTCGTTGCTCGCGGCTTTCATTGTCTTTTCAGTGACGATCAGCTTCATCTCCGAAGCCGTAAGAAGCCCGCACCGAGCCTGCAACCACGCCTCGCTGCCCTGCTCATATTCGGCATGGCAAACGATGTGCGGCTTACCCGGTGGGCTGAATGTGGCGAATGCTGCTGTCATCACAGACCCCGCTTCTTATCGGCGCAGAACGATTCGTAATGCTGCCGCGTCATGCCCTGATACGTCAGGCTACCATTGCCGCGCTTGTAAATGATGTGCGTCGATGGCCGCGACTTATCGGCGGGCGTCCACATGCGATATCGGACAACCTCGTAAGGGTTAGTCAAGTCCGAAAGGGTCGCGCCCCTAGCTTCCAGCCAAGTCATAAAATCGTCACGACTAAGCTGCTTTATGTTGTGCGGTGCTGTCATATCCGTTCCTCATCTCAGGAACCATAGATTTAGTCGCCATCGTGGCGAATGTCAACGCATAAAAATAGGCCGAACTAGCCAAGATTCCTCCGCTAGTCCGGCCCTGGGTTGAGGCTGAGGTTAAAAGGGTTTGGGGGTTTAGGGGTTGTCTATAGCTCGATGGCTAAACCAAACCGTCTTATCCGGCGCTTGGATCGTGTAGGATTCCTGACTGGCTTCTACACATAGCCTCGCTGCCAATGCCTCCGCATGTGCCCAGATGGCTTCAGGCCATGATGGAAAACGCGGGTAGTTGATTAACCCGACAATATAGCCTTCTTCCTCGCCGTCAGTGAATACAAAGCACGTTGGCGTGCAGGTAACGCACAAGCCCACCTCGTCGCAATAAGTCCGACACTGATCTTCAATGTCCGATGCTCGTCCGGCAATGAAGATGCTGACCGGATAGCTAGGTGACTCAATGCGTCTCATTTTGGCGTCTCCTTACGATTACATCCGATACACATGGGCTGAAACATATCCCCTTGGCGGGGATCAACAGGCTTCGGGAACGCCTCACCCCAGCCGAAGCCGTGCAGGCGTCGGGCTTCTGTATCCAGTTCGTTAATCCACTTGCCCCAAGCTGGATAGAGCACCGCCGCTTCTATCCGTTCTTGCTCGGTCTGCATGGTGCCGCACATGCACTCGCCTGACCGGCAAAGTTGCGTGGCGACCGGGTTAATCGGCGTGCCTCGGCTGTCCAGATAGGCGTCGCGAGTTGGTTGATCCCAATCGTGGATTAGGTTGACCCAGATGTTGCCGGGGCTGGCCGGGTCACGCCGGAACGGCTCAAGGTTGGCTTTCCGATTTGCGCTCTCGTCCTTTCGTGCGCCGTTAAGGAATAGCACGCGCACTCCCTGCTTACCTTGACGGATTTCCTTTGAAACTGCTTTGCGAAACGGTGTGGCCTTCAGGACGCGGTACGAGAATCCATGTGCTCCGATACCCTTGCCGAAGAACCCCTTACGCAACACATAATCCTCGTAAGCCGTCCCTGCGTCCGCTTCCACATATTCTCCAAGCGCGCCATAATGGGAACGGACAAAATCAGTCGTCTCTGGGATTCCGCACCGTGTGTTTCCATGCATTGCGAATGTGATGTCGACGCCAAGTTCGCGAGCCACTTGATCAGATGCGGCACTATCCTTCCCGCCCGATACCATCGAAATGATGTGCGTGGGCGAGAACTGGTCAATTGCTGATTGTAAAATGGCCGCAGAACTTTCAACGGCACGGGCAATGTTGACTGCTTTATCAGCGGCAATGCGGGCGTTCTGTTCAATTGCCCACGGGTCCAGTTGATATAAATCGCTCACGCCGCCCACCTCCGCGCCATCCGCTCCCGCCGTTCCCGAATCTCAGTGACCCGCTCGATTAACTGAGCATCAGTCAGCACGCCGTGGACGTTGCCACAGATCCAGAAGCGGCCTGCAATGTCAGGGCGACGCTCAGGGTTACAGCGGATGACCGGGATGTAGCCCTCCCGCTGTAGGAACGATACCGACGTCTGTAGCACCTCTGGGTCCGTCTGTGGCCCTGCCGACACTGGCGTCGTGGTCAACGAACCAAACTTCGGAATACCCAACTCGTTGCGCATCTGGCGGGCTTTACGCGAGCACATACCGAAATGCTTTGCCGCCTTATGTATTGGCATGGACGATGCAAGCTTGGCGAAATAGGCCAGGTCACGCTCTTCGTAGGGCTTCTTGTAGTTCGGAATCTTCATCTCGGCACGCCACTTACGGGCAAGCTCGACGCCGCACTCAAACCGATGCGCGCAGGCTTCGTTGCTGTTGACGGCGGCGTACTCGGCAAATTCAGCAGGGATCGTGCGGACTGCCTTCTTGCCAGCCCAGTCGCCTAGGTTATTCGCACGGGCAGCGCTGTAGATTGTCGACGTTGCAAAGCCAATCATTTTGGACACCTTGGCCGCGCTTTTGCCTTCCTTGATGGCCTGGGCGATGATTTCGATTTCCTTGGGGCCGATACGCTGGTTCATTTTTCATCTCCGGTTAGGGTGTTTAGGACGAGGGTGGCGTAACCAACCACGTCAGCCCAGTCGTCCACGTGGTTCGGATCGCCGTTTAACGCCCTAGACAGCTTCGCCAAGATCATGAACACAGCGTATTGCTGTGCCGCTGTCATCTTGCGGTATGAAGGACTAGCCTGCGCTACATCGAATAGGTCCATCGCGATCTTGGCGCCTACTGGATATTCGCCATATGTCGCGCCGCGTTCGGCCAGAATGGCTTTGATGGTCATGATTGGAGAGCCTTTGCGATTGCTGCCTGCATACGCTCGATGGGCAATTCCCAGCCCATGCCTTCATGCATAAGTGCGTCTTCCAAAGCCTCCAGCAAATCCGGTGCGGCTGCGATTAGGCGGGCGTTGGCTTCAACGCGGGTAAAATCCCCACTGTCAATTTCAGCTGGCCAAGGCAGCGATGCGCCAACCAAGCCGCCAAGGTCATCGCCAACAATGAATACACCCTGCTCGTAGCCTTCTCGAATAGTGGGCTGCGTTTCCCACTTCCCCGGCGTTCCCTTAAACTCGCTCACATCTCATCTCCCGATGCACGCGCAAATGCGCTTAAAACCAAACCAACGATAATGCTAAGGGCAATCCAGATGATTGCGCCGATTACAATCGCTTTAAACATCACTCACCTCCATAGCTTCGCGGGCAATCCGCTCATTCTCATCCTTGACCCAATTACGGGCCTTCGCGCGCATCCTGTCACCCTGCGCCCGGACCTTCATCATCTTGGCCACAGCGGCCTCTAGCGGGGCCTGGAGAGGACCATACGCGACGATATCGCAAAGCTGTGCACGTAGCTGGTGGTGGTCACCCTCCTGTATCGTGGCAATGTCCCCAGCGATGCCCTTGATCTGCACCACGACAGGCTTGAAGCCGCCCGTGTAGATTGCGTAGTGGTTGGGTTGGGGGGTCATTGGGCGGACTCCTGAGACGCAAGCGCTGCGACAAGAGATTTGGCAAGATCCAACCCTCGGTCCGTGGGAGAATAAGGCCCAAAGTCTGCCCAATCGAAGCGATGCTTGCATTCTGGGTCTACTGATTGGAATGCTTCTTGAAGCATGCGCGCCATATTTTCAGCTTCTAAATTAAGCTTATTTGTTTCGGTGGTCACGATTCCATCTCCTTTTCAATTCCAGTCATGGCCTCAGCCAAGCGGTTGATCTTTGCCCACTGCGCTTTGTCAGGCTGTGTCCGCCACCGTGTCAACGTGGAGGGCGCTATACCTGCGCGCTCGCACACCATGTAGATGGGGACATTGACCGCAACTGCGCGTTGACGGACTGCGATAATGGCTTGCTGTTTTTCCATGACCAGAGAGCTAACACCAAAAAAAATGTCACGCAAGGCTTGTCATGCAAAAAAATGTGGTGCATACCCCATCCAACACGCAGCAAGGGAGCCGCTGAGATGAGCAATAGTAGTAATGACAGCAGCGGGGGCGGACTTGCTCTCGTAGGTATCGTTTTCGTGATCCTGAAACTGACCGGCACTGTTACCTGGCCGTGGATCTGGGTTCTGGCACCATTCTGGATCGGCATTGCGATCTTTATCGTGCTGTTTCTCATTATGGCCATTGTCGCAGCGGTGGTGTCGAAATGACCCACGACTACGACGCCATGACCCGCGCCATCAAGGACGCGCCGCTAACGAAGCAGCTTCAGATCATCCGCGAGATTGTCAGCGCGAAGGATTTTGGGGACTTCACCTGCGACGCCACCAACGCGATCGACTTCGCGCTGGACGACATGGATGCGCAGGCGGTGGATATGCTTCGGCAGGAGGATTTGGAACTGCATGGGCCGGAGGTATCGTGATGGAATGGACAGTAATTCAAAGCCCCACGGACTCCGAGTTGTCAGCAGTCCGTGGTGCGTATCTTGTGGCGGACTCTCTGCCACTTGAGGATGCGCATTTGATCGCAGCGTCACGTGACATGCTTGCCGCACTAATTGCTCTCAAGCCGATTCTTGATAGCGCGGAGAGTAATGCCAGCGGTAACCCTGAATGGCCATACGTCAGCAAGCGCATCAAGGCGGCATGGGATGCCATTGCCAAGGCAACCGGCGCATGACCCCCCGCCAGATCGGCGCCACGGACTACCAGCGGGGCCGGACGCGGGCACAGAACCCTTATCGCCTCGTAGGACCGTCACGGGCTGCATGGTTTGGGGGTTGGGATGATGCGCGACGGGTAGAGCAAGAGGAGATGATGACATGTTCATAAAGACCACCACCCACAACCGCATCGTAGCGGAGAAGGATGCGGAGATTGCGGGGTTGATGCGGAGAATAATGGCAATGCGAAAAAGGACGGAAATGGATATCGTCATAATTAACGGTCTTTCCGCCCGCCTAGCCCCCTTCACCAAGATCCGTAACCGTGACAGTCGCGGACGCTTCATCAGTGGATAGCTTCTTCACAGAACTGAACACAGTTCTACGAGTCGCCATAATCGCCTACTTTTTTGGCCCTTGGATGGTTCGAAACACCATCCGCCAATTTGGGAAAAAGAAATGACCCGCATAACCACCAAAGGCACCGACCATTACGATCCGCGCCCAATGACGAGTTGGCAGCGTGACCACCGCGACGGGCCACTACAGCCCGACCATGCAGGCGAATCCTGGTACGTTTCTCTTGCCCTGTGGATCGCAATGGTGCTTGTCATCGTGGCATCCGCTGTGGCATTCGCTTAATCCTTTAGGAGATGATGAGATGACCGATACGACAGACCAGCAAGCGGTGACGGTTGCGCTTTCGAAGCAGCTTGAGGTCGCGACCGACATCAACGCGTGCTTCTGCATTGGTTGCGGCCAGCCGGACGAGCCAGAACTGCACGACCCCGCGCGCTGTCCCGCTCGCGAGGGTGGCAAGCTGGACGTGCTCACCGTCGCTGACGCGCTTGAGGTGTACGACACGTCCTGCGACGAGGAGCCCGATTTGGATGGCGACGCACGCGCACTGCACTGCGCCATCGTTGCCACCCGCCTAGCCTCTGTATCATCCGCGAGTGCAGAGGGGGAGCACGGTGTAGAACGTGTTGCTCAGGCAATTTACGAGGCTGGTGGTTCTTTCGCAGATCAGAATGGCCCGATCGCATGGTCTGATCTGGAAGGCTCAAATGATGCCGAGAACTTTCGTAAGATGGCTTGCGCGGCCCTTGCCGCCATGCCGACGCAGATTGTCGCTCAAGACTTGCGAGAAATTTTAGAGCGCATTCGAGACGTGCCGGATAATCTGCTTCCTTCCGCAACAATTCAACGAATGAGAAATATTGCCGGGTTTGGACTAATTGGGGAGCGTATATCGTGAACGCCGAAACGTGTCTTTATCATGTGCGAGAAACCCGCGCATACAACATAACTCGCGCTCAGGAAAGAATCAGGGCAGGCGAATCAACGCGCGACGAGCGCCTTCTGATCGCCGTCATGGACCGCATCTTGGAAGCGTCTAACGCCGCATTCCCCGAACCTGTACCCGCGACCAATCAGGCGGGAGAGGTGGAGCCAGTCGGCGCGTTGCTGATTTGCGATCAGACCGGCGGTCGCATGTGGACCTGCTGGCCGGTTCCGCACATGAAAAAGCAGCATGCGGACAGCGTCTACGGCGACACAGGCGGTTATCGGATTGTGCCTCTATACGCCGCCCTCGCTACCCAGCCCGCAACGTCGCAAGTCACGCTCGATGCATATGACGCTGGCCTACTTGGCGATGGCGGCGGCGGTGACGTTGACTGGTGGCAAGATTACATCCGTTCGGAATTGCAGAGGGCTCACGAGTTCTACTGCGATCAAGTGTCTGGAGACGCCCGATGAACCGCACAGCTAGCGCCAGTGACTGGGTAAATAGCATACCCGGCGTAAAAGCCACCGATCAGTTCATTGCTTTGGACCGCCGCCTTTTCGAGGACTGCGTGTCCCGTGCTATTGCCGCTACCCAGCCCGCAACGTCGCAGGAGGGGGAGGCATACCAGCGCGGCCAAGAGGACATGCGGGAGCGGGCGGCAAAGGTCTGTGATGAACGCGGCAAGGAAGAGCAGGAAGGCTACGGCCTGAACCGTGCAGCGCAAAACTATTACCGCGCGCGCAACGCTGTTCGCGACCTTCCGATCCTCGCCGCCACCCCGACGCCTCCCACCCTATCGGAGGACTTGCGGGAGTGCATTGAGCTGCTGCACGGCATGCTTTTGTCGTTCGAAGGGCAACCGACTTTTAACGGCGACCTTTTCAAGATCGTCGACTCCGCCCTCGCACAGGTCAAGGCATCATGAGCGGGGCTGTCGAAGGGGTGGCGCTGCTGCCGTGTCCGTACTGCGATGGGCCTGCAGTCAATGTCGCAGGTGAATACATCACGTGCGGCTCGCCCGTCTTCATTAGTTGCGCGGGCCGTTCGGTTCGCGCCGATTTAGAGGATTGGAACACCCGCACCACACCCCCAGCGCGGTCCTATGCGGATGGGGTGGAAGACGCGGCGAAGGTGGCGGAAGAGCAGACGCGGCTCAATGCGCAGGCTCGTCGCGATCGGGCTGACGACGCACTGGCGTTCGAGTTTCAGGGCCTTGGTGACGTGATTACCGCCGCCATCCGCCTCTTGCCGCAGGGAGGGAAGGCATGAGCGAGGTCAGGAAATATGCCGTCGCCGTCACGATGACGAGTGACATTGCCAAGGGCATCAACATCGTCACTCGGCTGAATACATGGGATGCCGTGAGTATGGACGAAGCTGTCGGTAAGGCGGTTGCAGATGCTTGCGAGGGCAACCCAAATCACTCTGTTTTTCAGATTGCCAAGATGGATATCTCTGCATCATGAAAACCCTCCTAACCTACAAGGGCATAAAATACCTGTGCATCGCGGCGGCACTGCCAACGACGGCTGTGGTGACGCACAGGAGCCACAAGCAGATCAATAGGGTTGTGGAACGCGTACATCCTAAGCCTAAGCCCGTCCGTAAGTACGTTGCAGAGGTCCGTAAGCCTATCCCCGCCACCGACCTACCCATCGCACCCGTTGCAGCCATCGCAACGGCTGAGTGCGTGCCCAGCGGCGGTGGTTTTACGGGCGGCGGCGGCTCTGGTGGTTTTATCGGCATCAGTGGAGGCAACATCGGCATCGCCCCCACGCCCATCACCAGCCCCACGTCGCCCGTTCCAGAGCCGTCCGGTTGGGCGTTGATGATCCTGGGGTTTGGTGTTGTTGGTGGTGTTATGCGGAGGAAATCATGAAGCCGTGGTTTAAGAATCTCATCAGAAAGATGAGGCGGGAAGTTTTTGCGGGGGATTTAAGGCTTATACGCCCCGAGTACCGCCACTTGTATCGCGGTCGCTTCGGAAACCCAGGAAGCGGAGTATCGGCGCTCTGGGAGGCAACTGTGCGTGGTCATGTTAAGGATCGGCCCTAACCCCCCAACCGCTTCCCAACCTGCCGCACACCCTCATTCTTAGCCGCCTCCACCAGAGCATCCTTGGCCGCATCGAGCGTCAGGGGTGCTTTGGGATTTTCGATGATCTTGGCCAGGGCTGGGATAAGGACGCGCTTGCCAAAACCAGCGAGTAGCTTGCCGAAGTTGATTTTCATTGCCGTGTCTCCGTGACTGAAACTGGATCTGAAGGAGTGCCGGCTGGCTCTGTGCCGCCAGTCTTTGGCCTAAAGGTGCCTAGAACGCCTACAAGGCCGGTCGTGAGGCCACCGAAGCCTAATGCCTCAGCATACCTACCCGCATAGGCTAGAATGGCTGCTATGGTGGCTAGATAGCATATGGCGCCGACAAGAGTTGAGAACGCGATCAACGAGTGGCGTTCCGTCATAGCGGCAACCCCTTATAAACACGCATCTCGCTCGCACGGCGGTTCACCAAGCCCTGCATGATGCGACCGCCAGCACGGTTCCAGACGAGAAACTGCGCCGCGGCGCCATCGTAATCCGCTGCACGGTGTTTCTTGAGCAGTGTGGAGCCTGTGAACGCGGCAACCCCTATGTTATAAGCAAGCGACACCATCGCGCCTTTCTGCATTGGCGTTACAGAAGATCCGGCTAATGCCTTTTCCACACCATCAGCAAACTCCAGCACGTGCGCTGCTAAACGCGCATCCGCCTGCCCTTGCGACCAAGTGATGCCAGGTTGAATGGCATTACCAGTGGCGTCTGTTGTCGATCCCCAACCAATCGTCCAAGGCTTCCCCCCCGTCCCCGGATCCGGGTACGCCGTCAGCTTGCATCCCTCGAACTTTTTGATAAGCGACAACGCGAACGGCAACCAGCCTTCAGCGTCACCTCCACGCGGCAGGCCGAACATATCCGCAAGATCGTCCAGCGCCGTCACCATGGCAGGAGTAAAGCGGTTGCCGGGTGCATAACGGCGGGCGTCGACGAATAGCTCTGCACGTGTCATGGCTTACCCCTCTGTGCCTTCCAAACCATACCCTGCTGCACCATCACCTTGTTGGCGCGGGCGTGCTTGTAATCGCGCCACGTCCGACCGGCTAGGAACAGGATAACCCCGTAGGTTAGCAGGGACACCGACCAGCCTTCAAACGGGTTGTCATACTTGAATAGGATAACCGGAATCGTAAGGAACGAACCGGCGCCCATCATACCCAAACCGACTCGCTCGCAGAAATTGGTCATCTCGCGGAACTGTGTGAGCTTGAACACCACGATGGCGGTTACCACCACGCGGCCAAAGACGTTCAGGATATCGAAGACGGTCATGCCGTGTCCTTTCCGCCGAAAAGAGCCACGCCAGACTTGGCTTTCTGAATTGCGAAGGGCAAAAGAATGTTCCAGCCAGTACCGCCGATATACACGACAGCGTTGGTTGCGCGAATGTTGGCCTCATCAATGCCCATCCATTGAGCAACAGACGGCATGAAAAACACAGCGAACCCGAACCCAGAAAACAACGTAAGTGCGATCTGCACCCACGTCATTTCCTTATAAGTCATCTGCGCCAATGCGGTGATCGCGCCAGCAAGAGCCGACATGAACATCCACACATGACGCATATCGCTCTCATTCATCACGATGCGACCTTAACCATTCGGCGGGTATCACTGCGTACACCACGAAAGCTGCGCCAACAATCAAACACACGATCTGCACAGTCACCACCCCCAACTACGAAAAGCGTTGCAAGCTGGAGGATCAAGGCCGCGTCCAGCACACGGCGATATTCTAGATATTCCAAGCCATTAGCCCATGCTACGGCGTGCATCGATAGCGTTACCAGATATGCAGACCATAAGATAGGTGACCACCAGAGACGGCGACAGGCAATGCCCACGGCCACCAACGAGAATAGATCAACAGCGGACCACGTCTCTTCGTGCGTCATGTACATCCCCCAGCCGCTGACAATAAATGCGAGCGAGGCCGGGGCATAGATCCAGGGCAGCGAAAATAGGAGCCAGTTCGTCGCAATTACCACCGCTGCAATGACAACAGCATTGCGGTCCACCTTTACACAAGACGACACCGCTATACACGCGGCGCAAAGCATCCCGAATGTGACGATGGACCACATAGGCTCAGCCGCCTGCTGGTTTCTTGGGCTGTGTCGGGTTCGTGTTGCCGCCGCCGCCAGACAGCGCAACTACTGTACGCTTACCGCTTGGCTTCGACGCCGGTTTCGGCTTCTTCGGGTTATCAGCCATGTTTGTCCTCCTTGTTATGTCAGGGCTATAGTAACAGTTTTCAGAACACCAGATGGCGTCTTGAGTCTGATTGTATAATTCGTTTCGTCCCAATATGCGATACATTCATTCGCGCCCAATGCTGCCGCTGCGTCGACCAACGGGCCACCATTGGACCCGAAAACACCGCCAGAACGGCGCACGCCCCAAAGACGCTGTCCGCTGGAATTGAAGAACGACGTAGCCGAGAAATCGCTAGGAACAGCCTGATATTTAAGGTTGACCATCTCAACTGAGTTGGGGGCGTTGACATACATATTCGTTACGCTGTCACGCAACTCCCCGTTCACCATCGCAGCCTGAAACGTGCAGTAGATCGTTTCAGTGGGTGCCATGGTAAAATCACCGCCGCGAACAATGACGAAGCCAAGCCCAAGCGGACTGGTAATCTTTAGGCCGTAAGTTCCGCCAGTATGAGTAATGCCATCGCGAAGGCCGACAATTTCCCCAATCGAGTTGTTCACTACGACTGTGTTTACCGAAGCGGTTGGCAAGATAAGCGGATTGATAAGCGAGAACGAACGAAGCGCCTTGAACGTAAACGAAGATCCTAGATTGACCTCCGAGGCACAGCTAATAAGCGTGATGCCGTCCATGCTATTGGTGCCACCGAGCGAGCCGTCCAGGTCAAACCCTGTGCCCGTATTGCCCTGAGCGCAACACGAAATAAACGTGGAATACTGGAGGTTGCGGATCTGGAAACCAGTCCCGTTGTTCTGTGCCCATACGGCTGACATCACCAAAGAGGTGTTGACGTCGCCAGAGTGGATAGCATCAACATCCACCAAGACGCCGACAGTGCTACCGGTAGCGTGGACCTGTGACACTTCCGTCATCAGGACATATTGCACGCGCAACGCCGCCGCGCAGTTCTGCAATTCAAGGTTCTTGACGATGTTGCTGCCGCCGTACGCAACGACGCCATCCCGCCCGGTGGCATTGCCGTTAACGGTCAGGTCGGAAACATTAATATGGCCCTGCGTGTTCGTGCCTGAGCCGTCACGGTTATAGCGCACGTCAACGATAGCGGCGCTGCCACCGCTACGGCCTTTGATGACAGATCCCTTACGGCTGGCACCGCGCAGTGCTGTGCCCTGAGCACCGATAAAGTCTACCGAGTGCGTGCCATTAGCTACTGTGACGGCGCGGCTGACGCCGTCCAATACCGTTGCGCCTGCTGCACCGACGACCGCCTGCACATTGGCGGTATCGTTGGTGGTTCCGTCGCCAGTTGCTCCCTGGTCTTTGGTGGATGGGTTTTCGTCAAACTTCTGCCGTGCCGTAGTTTTGGCATATGCAAGGCTTTCCGCCTGCTGCCGCACCAGCGCACCCGTAGTCAACGCAATCCCGTTGACCTGGACTACATCGGTGCGCCCGGTGAAGTTGCCGGTCTGGTAGGTAAACAAACCGTTGACCACGCCACCATCCGAGCCTGACACAGCAGAAAGGCGCGGCGACGGATAGGCGGTGGGATTGATGGCCTTGAGCGCTGCCAGCGTCGTAAACGTCGCATCGGACTCACCTACTTCACCTTGCGCGCCCGGTGCCCCTGTATCACCCTTCGTCGAATTCATCGCAACGTCGGATACCCGGAACAGAAACGTCGTGGTGTTCGGTGCGTAGATATCGAGGTGATACGTACCAGGCTCGACATACAGGCTTAGGTTGCCGTAGTCGTCAGTTTTGGCCATGTTCTCGACCCCGGACACGACAACGATCGGCGTGCCGTTTTCATCCGACGACAGCGTGACAGTGTTTTGCGTCGTGCGATTGATAACTCGACCGAAATACCCGATCAGGCTATCACCTGCCGTGTTCGTGATGGCTTCGAAGAAATGGTGCATCACTGGTTACTTTCGTTTGAAAGATAATATTCGACCTGTCCGCTTGCTGTTGTACCAGCGCTGTCCGTACAAGTCACCGTTGCAATACCGGTTTTTTCCTGGTTCGCACCAAGGCTGGAAAAGATCCGAGTGGTTGCGTTGCTAGGCGTTTCAGCAGACGCTCCGCCTACTACCCATGCGTAAGAGTATGGCCCCCTGCCGCCTACCGGCGTTGCTGTTGCATAGTTAGTATATACCGTCCGCGTAGTAGGCTTTGGCGTTACCGCAATGCCCGAGACATAGGCTGGAGACACATTAAGTGACAGCGGCGGGATAAACGATGCACACTCGCGCCAAGTCCCGCTGCGATACACCTCGCCACGGGTTATAACACGGGAAGCGCCGCCAATCGTGACTTCGCCCCGCCTGACTGTCCGCCACGCTCCAGAGATAAAAGCATCCATTAGACGTAGTAGAACACAAGCAAGCCTTCGGAACCGGCAGGACGCGCCGAACCTTCGGGCAGGAAGATCACGCGCCCATCAGTCTGCGCGGCGCCCGCATGATGTAGATACGCGCCACGGGTCGCGCGCAGGATGTCGCCTGTGTAGGATCCGCCAGTTGTGGGGACGAAGCCTCCGGGAGGTGGAATGCGGTCGTAGGTGTCGCGAATTACTGCGGCAAGGTAGCGGTCTACATTATTGAGACTGCCGGGATTGGTGGCATTGTCAGCAACGCTAAGACCGCCAATGGTCGAATTCGCCTCCGGACTTGTCGAGAATTCCGTAGCAGATGGCATGTTACTTACTCCTGTATTCTGCTATACCATGCCTCATGAGTTGGGGCATCATATTAGGCATCATGCTGAAAGGCATTATCTTCGAAACCATTCATCAGGTGTCATTGCGTCGCAAGAGACGCACCGGCGCCAGCCAGCATAGGCGCCCCGAACAGTCCGCCAATGCGTGCCCGGTTCGCTATACCGTTACCAGCGCTGATAAGAGCGGGATCACGCTTCATCAAAGCGGCAACCAGCGCGCGTTGCCCCGTCTTTGAACCGCCAGCGGCAAGCAATGCCGCCGCACCCAGGCCGAGACCCGCACCAGTAGTTGCATCACCAGCGGCATAACCGCCGCCGCCACCCAAACCAGCACCGCCAAGCAGCCCGAGACTGGACGCAACCACCGCACGCCCTGTAGTGCCACTATCCGGCACGCTATTGGGCAACACGCGCTGTGCGGCCTCCTGCAATGCCTGCAATGGCGCCCTACCGTCGTTCATAGCCTTTAGGCCGTTGAACCGACGCGAGTTCTGCTTGATTGCCTGCCCAAGTTGTGCCGCCGAGAAGTCGCCGCCATTGTTAAGCGCACGGGCACTGGCTTCCTCGACAATCGACATACCACGGTTAGCACGGTTGGCCGCAATCAGTGCGTCAGGCGTTCCGGGAACCTGACGTTCTGCCATGTTGAACAGCGCTTCCTCAACATCGGTTGCACGGTCAGCAAAGAGGTCCGACTGGATCTCACCGCGACGAATCAAATCGCCACTATCCTTACGCAATCCCTGCACCGCCGCCTGAAGCCCGCGACCGTCGATTGACTGCCCCTTGAACTGTGGCGCAACACGGTTCTGAAGCGTGGAGCCGAAAGTATCACGCAGCGGCCCAGGCAATGAATTGGCACCGCGCAATGCGCTACCAAGATCAGACTTGTAGGCTGGATCGACGTTGAGATTGACGCCACCGAGCGCGCTGTCATAGGCGTTGCCTACGGCAGTGCGGCCTTGATCCAGCGCCTCGCGACCACTGGTTGCGGTGATCTGGTTTGGCACACCAGCAACCGCCTCACGGACAGCGGCAGGACGAAGCGCGGCGATACCTTCGCGGTAGCGCGAGTTGATTGCGTCCCCAGCAAGTGGAATGCCGGAAAGGCTGTTCTCGATGCGCTGCACTGGACCGCCAAGGGTCTGCCCCACAGTCGTCGGGATTTTAGCCTGTCGAAGCAACTGGACATCCGGGTTCTGGACGCCGCGCAATGCTCCGCCAAGGCCGCTTGCGATGCCCCGTCCTAACATGCCGCCGCCAAGGCCACCTGCTGCACCACCAATAGCGCCAAGCATACGGCTCTGGTTCGGCTCGTCGGCGGCACCTGCACCGTATGCGCCACCATACAAAGCATCACCACCACGGGCTACCCAGGGGGAAGACGCCATAGCGCCTTCTGCCGCACCCTCAACAGCGCGTGGAGCAAGCGCCGAGATGCCAGAGCGAGCGCCAAGAGCGCCTAGCCCTAGTTCTGCGCCGCCAGCCGCCAGTGCGCCGCCAGTGACCGAGCCCGCGAATGAAGAAAGCGGATGCTGCTGGCGGGCGTAGTCCATTGCTAGGCCAGCGTTGCCGCCTGCCATATTATCTAGCGTCCCAGCAGTGAGAGCATCACCAGCGGCCATAGCATAGGCGCCAATGTCACCGCCAATACCGCCAAGCGCCTTGCTGTCTGCAATAGCGCCAAACATATTTCCGACACCATTTCGCGTGTCATCCGCGACCGGCGGGGCGAAATTCAACCGCCCACGCTTCTGGATAGCCGCCACAGCCGCCGGATCGGAAAAGGTCTGGAACCCGTTGTCCGCAAGCATCTTGTTCAGTTCTTGCACGCCAGCGCCACGGGTATAAGCCTGCGATAGTTTCTTAGCCATCGCCACGCCTGCGGCACTCGCGAAGTCACCGCCACCACCAGAGCCACCAGTTGGCGCACCAGCAACCGCGCCAACATCATATCCTGCTGGGCCTTGGGGGGTCTGCGGAGGCGTCTGCGGCGGCACGCCAGCGCCCGGAACTGCCATAGCTCCCTGCGTCTGCTGCCCAGCCTGTAGCGTCTGCGCGCCACCCGCCTGCTGACCCTCGATAGGGCCGGTAAAACCCGCTCGCTTGCGCTGGTCGTTTGCTAGGCCCTGCAAGCGCTCGAAAGCCGCACGAACGTTTGTATCGTAATCGCTAGACGTCGGAATATACGGCCCAATCGCCGCCTCGATCTCACCGGGGCTGTTAAGCTGCGATGCCGTCAAACCAAGCGCGGGTCCGACGTAGCCACGGGCAGCGGATGCCGCCTTGTCAAAAGCCTTGTTCTTCTGTGTCGGCAACAGATCCAAAGCACCAGCCCAGCCGGTAGTCGCGCCCGGTCCAGCGGCGAACTGCCTACGCATATCGTTGATGGCACGCTGCAAACCCGCTGCCGGGTCGACGTTCTGTGAGGGTGCGGCCTTCTTGGGATCCTTCCAGCCGGGGATAGGTTCGGGCTGACCGTTCGCACCAACTCGCAAGCCCTGCGTGTAAAGCTGTGCGTCCAACGCGATGCGCTGGCGCCTTTCGGCTTCAACCGCCCGCGCCGCCGCCGCCGCATCAAGTCCGATTCCCTGCTGCGTGCGCTGTCCCGTAAGCCGCGAGTTATTCAGGTCGACCTCGCGCCCCTGAGTTACAACGCCACTCTCAGGAATAAGCACCTGAGGCCCCGCATTGGCAGGAGCATCAAACTGATCGAATGGATTGCCCTGTTGTGCCATTTAACGTCTTCCCATCGTGCCGCGCTTGCCGAAGAACGGCACCTTACCATAACCGGGCAAGGTCGTGTGAATATGATCGCCTTCATTTAGAAAGCGTGCCTTGGGTCCAAAGTATGCGCGCAACTGTTCTACGCTAGTGCCCGCGTAATCCACCCCGTCGCCGCTCAAGTGGTGGCTAGTAGGAACGCCACCGACAGCCCTGTTTCCTTCCACTGTGCGGCGTCCACTGGTCATTCTACCGGGAGCGCCTAGCGGATCGGGAAAGGGGATGGGGCTTGCGGAGCCGTGCCTCCCTGACCAAGATAGCGAGCCGATGCACCCGCGCCGTACTTGGCGTCGAACTGTGCCGACATGGCCGGATTCTGCTTGAGCATAGCAACAGCACCATCCGGGACACCGCCGCCGCCGCCCGCAGCCTGTGGCCCCTTATTGACCTGAACGACGCCGACGCCTGGGATGGTCATGATTTGGGGCGACACAGCGCCACCGTTCTGGATGGCTTGATCTAGAAAGCGGTTGGCCGCTTCTTCGCCGCGCGTCGCTTTGAAGAAGTTGTAATCGTTGACCGTATCGTTGTTGACTGGGGTAGGGTTCGCCGCCTCGTAATCCCGCTGCGCCTTCCAGTCCGTGAACTTGTCCGCGCGCTGCTGCTGGTACTGCGCCTGCTGCTGCGCCATCTCGCGCTGCTGCTGCAACCCAGGCAGGAACGTGCCACGCCCCCCGCTCCAGTTCTGGAGAGCATCACCGATCGAGCCAGCGATAAGCTGACCCGTCGACGGCTTCTTGTACGTCGGGACAACTGCGTCACGCTGCACCAACCCGGCTTCCGGTGCCGAGCGGTCCTGCATCATCGGCGCACCGAACAGGCCCCGGCTAGTGGAGAAACCCGCCATTACTTAAAGCCCCCGCCTGCCCATGCACTAAGCGCGGACCCGCCAAGCTGTGCGGCGAGCTGGCCAAGGCCCATGCTCTGGGTCTGTGTTCCATTTGTGTATTGGCCAAGGAGTCCACCAATCGATGAACCTGCGCCCGCTGCGGCCTGCACCGGGGCTTGCTGCGACTGAAGGATGCTCTGGATAACCGACAGCGGCTGGTACTGTGCGGCAGAGATGCCACCCGCCGCCGATGCAGCGCTATCCATACGATTACGTTCGTTCGTGTAATCCGTGTAGCGCAGGTTATTTTCGTTCTTGGCGAGGTTGCTGGAGATGATGTCGCCGAATGCCGAGCCACCCGTAAGCCCGCGCGTCCCCAAGGACGCAGCAAGGCCATTGCGAACACCGTCGTTGGTCTGGTCGATCTGCCCCTGGAGGTAGGGGTTGCCCGCATCCAGATACTTGCCCGACGTTACATCGGTGTTGTACTGCATGGCAGACTTAACGCCGGGATCACCCGAGTTATACTGCGCCATCAGCCCCGGAACCGCGCTGGCCAGAGAGTTGGCCGTCGACGTAATCCCCGGCTGTGCAGCATTGTAGGCGCTGGTGACGTTGTTAGCGGCGCCCTCGACCTGTGCGGCATAGACCGGCTTAGTCGTGGACTTGGACTTACTCTTCATTCGCTAGCTCCAAAATCGCAAGCCCGTCTTCCATACCGCAAAACGTCCAGTGTGGTAACAGCCGAAGCCATCCTTTACGCCCCCACACTCTAAGCTTTTTCACGCCAATATGAAAGGGGGATGTAAGTACTGCACGCTCTAACTCTCGAAGGGCCTCGCGGGTCATCTTGCCGCCGCCTAATCGAATGTCACAAGCGCCTTCTTCGTCGACTTCGCTGGTCACGGTCATGCCGTCGAAGTGCCAGAGCATTGCTTTACCGGCTGCTAGATTGGACTCCAGAGCCTCCAGCGAATACCCCGCCGCATCTGCTGCTGGCTGTAGGCGTGCCCGGTCTTGGTCGGACAGGATCACTATACGTTCACCCAGGCTGTGCCATTCCACCATTGCAGCGCGGTGCCGTTGTAACGCACGTCGCCAGTCTTGACCGCCTGCAACTCGTTAATGGCATTAGCCACAAGACGCGGCCAATCCAGGCGCTTGCCATCTACTGGGACTGGCTTGCTCATGCTTGACACCTAGGGAATGCCGGAATAGAAAGAAACCAGGCTCCACGCCTCAAGCTTGCGACTCGTGCTTCAAGGCCTCGATTAATTTCGGGGCCTTGTTGCGTTGGGGCACTCATCGCCCGCCCGCCTCACTATAATCCACGTCCAGTCCCTGCGCGTAACTCCACCGCACCCCAGCCGCGACGATCATCGACAGTGCCATATACTTCCCCCGCGCACGGATAGGCACACGACCCGAAGGCTGCATGCCCGACTCCGTAACGACCCCCAGCGCGTCCCCCATCCGCTGCCGTGCGTCGATGCGGATCGTCACGCCGGTAGTGGAATCGGACATGGGCGTAACGGACCGTACACGCGCCACCATGGGATCCGCCAACGCCTGCCAACCCATCGTAAGCGTCGCCATCAGATTAGGCCCTGATAGCGCTCCAATCCGGTTCTCGCGGTCGACGACATACAAGCGCGGATCGCCACCCTGAAACCGTGGATCGTCCAGCGAGTAGGGCATAGTATCCAAATCGGGATACAGCGCGCCCACTTCCTCCAGCGATACCGAGCTCTCGTATCCAGCAAACAGGCCAGAAAACGGAATCTCGATCGTGGAAGCGCGGTCGATGACCCAGTTATAAACCCAGATGCGACCCGGCACGCCCGGCACGCCCCACATGACCAGCGAGCGCTTCGGGTCAATCGCTGCCCAAATCTTCTCGTAATCCTCAGGCGTGACAGAATCGCGGAACGATTGGTCGAACTTCTCATTGCCTAGTGGTTTGAGCGCCTGCCCATCCTCCAGCGCCATGAAACCCCTGTCAGAAAGGAAGAACACGGAGCGGCCTGCCTGCGCGATGCTGCCACTAGAGGCGCAACCGAAGTTAGGCGTGATTTCACTAAAGCTAAACGGGGCTGTGGCATCTCCGGTTCTCTCCATACGGACCAAGCGGAACCGCTGGAGAATAACACCGTATTCCCCGCCCGCAATGCCCTTGATTTCGCCGCCAGTGAGCATCGGCTGGAACCCGGATTGGTTGGTGCCGGGCGTCCATTGCGTGTGATTGTTGAAGCCGGACCACTTGATGAGCAGCTTGTCGCCACCTGCCTGCGTGATGACAACGTAATCCCCAACGACCGCCACACCGTTGGCGCTAGGGCATCCGGTCAGCGTGGAGGCCGTGCCAGCGTTAAGATCGACTTGCTTGGTCTCAACGCCATTGACCGCCACCACGAAGTTACCGAACTGCGTAAACCGCCAGCGATCGGGCACGGACATGGCCGTCAGCAGCGAGGTCCACGAACCACCGGAATAGCGGTCCAGGCCGTTGCTGGTGCCCGCGAGAAGGTATGCCGTGCCGTCCGTCGACACAGCCGCAAATCCACCCTTGAACGTGGCGGGGAGGGGGTCTGAGATAGACGCGAGCGAGCGCACGGGACGGTAGCCGTCTTGCGCGGGGAGGACGTTGATGGCTGCCGTGAGGACGCCACGGGGCAATTGGTCCGGGAGATATGCTGGAAAGGGGAGGCGCTTGGTTGACATGGTGGCCTAACTATAGCACGGTTTGCGGGATGCAGCGGCGTGGATGGACACGCGGGAACACCAAGGCTTTGCGGAGGCGCCTCCAATAGCGACCCACTCGCCGGGATAACGCGAGAAACCGGTATCAAGCCCGGTCTGCATCAAAACCTAACACCCCAAACCTGCTGACGGATCCCCGTAGGAATCAGCGGCGCACCGCCCCACCGCGACGAATTGGCGTTCTGCTTGATCGACTCCGTAAGTGTCGCCACCTCCTGCGCCGCCTGCGCCATGCCCTCAGCATCCCGCTCGCGACGTGCCAGATGATACAGCACGCCCGCGACGTACAGGTCCGGGTGCTTCCTAAGCAGCCAGTTGGACACCGTAGCGTCCGACAACCCCGGCACCCTCTGGTAATAGACCATCTCGACCGTGACATTGCCCACAGGCGCGACACGGATGTTGCGGCCTTCGATCGCATATGCCATTGGACAGCCAGAGATGCCGCCATACGATGACAGCATTCCAGCCGGAGACATAGACCGAAGCGCCCGGTCAGGCTGAGACTCCACGAAGATAAACCGCATCTCATGGAAGTCTTCAGGTAGCTGCGTCAGTTCCGACGTGACGTTGAATACCAGCCGCGTTTCCATGTCAGGCGTCCGCAGCGTGCGGTTAAACTCTGCCTCAGCCTTACGCAACGCCCGGTCAATCGCCTCCTGCGAATAGTCCGCGTCGTCCATCATATCGCGGATTTCGTCGACCAACTCCGAATAGTTGGAGATGGCGCCGGGTGCGTAGGTTGGGATTGCGATAGACATAGGCAGATCCTAGCACTTGGCGGGGTTTACTTCCATAGATTCTTGAGCGCTCGCCAGAACTCAGTGCCCTTGGTCGCGCTCCAGTTATCCTTAGCATACTCCTGCTTGAAGTTATACGTATCAGCCCAAGCCGAACCGCCACCCCATGCGAGTACGCCTGCAACCGTGTCGGGGTATTCCTTCACCAGCGCCGTGAACTGCTCCAGCCACGCCTTGCCATCGAATGCAGGGTTACCCGAGCCGTTCGTTAGCCATCCGCGAGCACCGCCGCCTAGACCAATCTCAGTGATCCAGATGCGCAGGCCACGGCGCTTGAACTCGTCGAACATTTCCCTAAAAGCCGGTGCGACGGTTGAACCCTTGATCTGTGGTGCCGACTTGCCCGACGAGGGCTGATCGTTGCCGGTCGTCGTCGGGTAGTGGTGCGCCGAGAACTCCAGCTTGCCCAGAGGATCTATCTCGCCAACCGCGTCCAGTTCAGCCAGCGCCCGCGTATAGCCGCCTACAGCATTCCAACCGCCCCAGCCAAGAATGATCGGGTACGGCACACCAGCCGCACGGATGCCCTGGATAAGTGCCTTGCTGTCCGGCGCATAGGTCGGGGACCAACCACCCTTGCTCGTCTCATTCTGCAATTCAAGGTGGATTAGGTCGTTAGGACCGTAGGTGTCCATCAGCTTCTTGCCGAGTGCTGTCCAGAACGGCAGCAATTCAGGATCCCCCATCGGGGAATACGTGTGGTCGTCGATCACGACAGCCACGTCTTCAGCCAACGCAAAGTCTATAATCGGCTTCATAGCCAACCACTGCCTCGTCGCATAGCCGTTCAGCGAAATGGCATCCTGGATCTCGCCGTTGCGCCACAGCAGGCTACGCTTGATCGGAATACGGATTGCCCGCGCGCCGCCATCGAACACGTATGGAGCAACAAAGCGCGGTACGTCCTCGTAATAACCGTTGCGGCTGTTGCTGAGTGACGTACCGTTGCGCTGGCGGGGCTTGGCAGGGGCTGCGGGCGCCCGGGCCTCTCGCCAGTCATTGGTATAGGCAAAGCCTTGCGGCGTCTCGCCCAGGTCGAAGAGATACGGGCTACCGTACTTCTCCTTGCTGGCGGCGGTCGTCAAAACGAGAACCCCCGTAGGGGTCTCTCGAAGCTTAGTGTCCATGTAGAAAATGGTCATATCAGAACCCCGCTGCGCCGAAGCTGTTGAGGAGCGTGTAGAGGCGGTTGTGGATCGACGTTGCTTCCGCGTCGGTCACGCCCGAACCCGAGTAGGCCGCGGCAAACTGGTCGGCGGCGTACAACGTGACCGAACGCCCTACGCAAGCTGTGCCCGTCGAGATAGAGTTCGACGCCGTCGTGCTGTCCGTCGCGCTTAGGGCGCCGTTGTAATAGGTCTTGGTTAGCGCTGCCGTTGTGCGACTTGCAATGCGGTGGCCCAAGCGGGTCGCGCCGGTCCGCCCGGTCGAGTTGGCGGTGCCATTGACGCGATAGGTCTCCGCCCCTCCAGCGTTGGCCGTAATCAACGAGAAAGCGGAGGTCGAGCAACCAAGGTGCGGGAAAGCGCCTGCGGCAGTGGACCCCGCTTCGTTGCACCATACGCCCATCGTGGCGCTGTCGAGCGCGTACTTGCCGTCAGCAGACCAGACGCCGCTCAATGCGACAAACTGATTGGAGCCGTCACCCTTGAAGCCCTTGCTGGCGACGAAAAGCATGCCGTTCTGACCGGTAGCTTTTGCTCCGGTTGGATTGACAAGATTGATCCCGGCGTCGGTAGCGTTCTGCTCATCTGCAAAGATGAACAGACGACCCATCTTAGCCAGCGTGCCGTCTGCGCGAAGACCCGCCAAGAAGTCGTTATAGGCCTGCGCGCGGGTCGTGGTTAGCGGAGCCGTGCGCTGCGCCTTGTATGCGGTATACGCGGCATCCTCTGCACCGACTTCGTTTGCGTCATTGGTGACGGTTACAGTATGCGTGAACGAGGTCGGGTTGCCGGACTCGTCGGTAAACGTGCCGCGCCAGATATAGGTGTTGCTCCCGCTTGTCGCAGTATCGGTCGGAGTTTCGAAGTCCTTGGCGGGCAAAGTAAGCGACCAGCGACGTTCCTTCGAGCCAACAAGCGTGAACTGCGAGGTGTCATCACCTGCGACAGGCGTCCAGGTGCCGACCTCATTGGCTGTCAGTGCAACCGAATAGGCCACGTTTTCCGCTACCGTGCCGGTTGCTGGCGTGCTGACGATCGGTGCGGTCGTGTCCGAGGCACCCGCATAGCGCAGGCCCGTCGTGCCGAGCGGAATGTTCGCCCCGTTCGCCGTGACGTTGGTAAGAATGCCGCTCGATGGCTCGGTGGAGATCGAAGCGTCGGTCGTTGCCGCGGTGATCGTCACGTTCGTCATGTTAAGATTGACGACACCGGCACCGGTCGAATTGATGAGCCGCGCCAAGTTCGGCAACGCGACGTTCTTGATTGCGATGTTGTACGGGTTGGTGCCCGGACGGAAATTGCCGATAAGCTGGCTGTGCGTCTGCGTAAGCCCAGCGCCCGATGCTGAAACGCCGTCGATGATGAAGTCGTGTAGCAGCTTCAACTTGCCATCATTGGCGGTATCGGCCGCGTTCACCATCTGAAGCAGCTTGACGTTCTGATTGACGTTCTTGACAACGATGTTGGAGCCAACACTATCAGCCGCAATGTACGTGCTGAAGCCCGAGCAGCCGTCCACGTAGATGTCCGACATATCGCCGTCAGCCGGAATGCCCGCATCATTAAGATAGAAGATCTCGCCAAGCTGGATCAGCACCTTGCCGACATCCGCCGTCGAAAGCAGCGTGTTGTTGAGGTCCCAGCAGTGGACGCCCTGCATCTTATAGGTGTTGCCAGCCTGCAAGCGCAGCATGTTCGTGAGATTGGCCGCGACTTGGATATCCTTGATCTGGATGTCGGTGACGTCGCCACCACCCTCCCATGCGGTGCCGCCCATCATGGAATTGCTGGCCTGCGCCGTCTTCGCGTAAAACGAGAAGATGTCGTCGCCAACCGACCCGCGAATGTTCCAGATCTTGAAGCCCGACGAACCCGAGCCGATGTCGAGACCATCCTGGTTAGGCGTGGAGCGCGTACCATTCCACTTCACGTTGCCGATCTGCACATTCAGACAACCCAGCGTGTGCATGGACGATGCATTCGCGACCGTCTCAAAGCCGCGCCAGATCAGGTTCTCGACCGAGATGGCCACGAAGCACTGGTTGGTGCGCTGGTTGCCCTGCCGCGTCTGAAGAGTCGGCTGTCCATTGAAGAAGAAATTGCCCGTCCCGTAGACGGTAACATTCTTGTCGGTGCGGGTTTTCGATCCCTGGTTCGTGTTCTTCCAGACGTTCGAGTTGGATTGCTCGACCAAGCGCCACTCGCCCGTTGCTGGGAGCGCGAAGAAAGTATTGCCCGGCTGAAGAATCGAGCCGTTTGCATAATACAGTCCGCCCGCGCTGGTCAGGCGCACGTTCTGCCCTGCCGCGAAAGCCGAGTTAACTGCCGCAAGATCGGTTGCGCCGGTCGTATCGCCGGATGCCGCGATGTCGGTAAAGGTCGCTGGCATTGTTGGCGCGGCAGGCGTTGCGAAGACGGTGTAGGATGGCGTAGCGCCGGGGGTGGGCGTCGGAGTAGGAGTCGGCGTTGGCGTGGCAATAGACACCCCCACAACCGACTGCCGCCCGCTATTCGTAGCCCCCGCCAGCGTCTCAACCAGCGTAATGTTGGGCGAACCTGCCGCCGTAAACGTGCCTGACAAGGTGGAACCCGACACAGACAACACAGTCCCGTCAGCCGACGTTGCCGCGATCGAAGAACCCGCCGTCTTGCCGGTAATGCCAACGCTGGTGACGCCGCCCGTCAAAAACGACGTGGACGACAGCAGGAGGGCGTTAAGCGTGATGACGATAGGGCCACCCGGCTGGCTTCCGCCCATGCCCGACAGGATATCATCGAAGTTAGGATCCTGACTGCGGCCCATGCTTTGCAGGATGATATCCATGTTCGTATTAGCCATGTCTTACGTCACCTTATAAACGGCAATAGGGATGGTGTAGGTCGCGCCAATGCCTAGCAATGGCGTGTAGTATCCGATGCTGACGTTACCAGCGCTGGCGGGATAGGCGTTGACTACCTCGCAGCCGGTTGTCGGCGCGGCGGTAGGGATGGCTATAAGCGTATCCGTCGCTGTGACGCCCGTTAGTGCGAACGTCTTGCGCTTCATGCCTAAGGCTAGGGATATCAGCAGCGTTTCAGTGACGTTGATGGTGCCTAGCAGGACTAGACGACCTGTAGTCGGTGCTGGGGTGCCTGCGGGGCCTTGCGGGCCGGTTGCCCCGGTGTCGCCTTTGGCTCCCGTCGCTCCTGTATCACCCTTGGCACCCTGCGCGCCCGTAGCTCCAGCAGGACCAACCGCGCCAGTGTCACCCTTAGCGCCAGTCGCACCCGTAGGCCCTTGAGGCCCGATCGGACCTTGCGCACCTGCATCCCCCATACTCCCCTTGAGCGGATACCCTGGAACCTTCGTACCCATTACGAACCCGAGCCATAGATAAGAATAAACCGGGTGCGCTTGCCTTCATAGGCCCATGTACCGCCACTGGTCAGGATCGGAAACCCAGGCTCGTCATCGGCTACAGCAGCCACCCATTGAGGCATCTGCGTGCGGCCTAAATACTTCTCGCCGGGGTGGAGGTAATGCCCGTTTTCCTTGACGTTGGGCATGTCACCCACAGCACCGCGCCAGCCTGCGAACCAGATATGGAACGGGTTGGGGTTCTGAACGATGAAGCTAGTGATGCCCTGCCCGGTCATCGCGGGGATAGCAACGGGAACAGCGGTCAGCCCCACGGGCCCAATCACGGGGCGGACGTTGAGGTTGCGGCGGAAAGGCTGGATAAGGGAATCGGCCATTACTGCTTAACCCATCCGCTATCGGATGCTACTTCGCCATTGATGTAGGACAGCGTGCGGACCCAGATGCCGCCGTTCTTCACGGTTTGCGTCTGTAGGTTGCCGCTGGGGTCGTAAGTGTTGGTGACGCCCCTGTAAGTCGGGACAATACCGCCATTCGTGTCCAAGTCTACAGCAGTGGTGTAGAGGACGCTCTCATCGCCGCTACTGACGATGAGTCTGCCGCGCTGGTCTACCTGCGGGTTAACCTGCTGGCCGTCCGTCAGCCATGGCAACAGTTTAGTAAAGACGCCGAAACCAACTGCCATCGATACGTCCTCACTAATTCAGATGATGAAATTGCGCACCCGTAGATACCTGTAATCGGGATGATTTAACAGCCTTTTTACACCCTCTTTATGATTTGGATTCCACATCTCGATCCCGTACTTGCTTGCCCACTCATACATGATGATGGTCGGGATGTGAGCAGCGTGCCACATGGAGTCAGACTTATCCCAACTCTCAGTCTGGGCATTCTTATTAGCTTCAAGGATGGGGGTCACATCCTGCTCACGCCGGAAATGCCAGCGACCCCCGTCCTCTTCGTCCGACGAAAACCAAGTCTTTAGACCCGTCGAAGGATCGTAATCAAAAAGCTTCTCGTCAGACATCGGCTTACTTCACCATCTTGCTTGCACGGAGGGCCTTGGCGACGTCCTTGTCGACCTTCGCCTTGTCACCCTTGCCGAGCGTACGACCGTCACCAAGGTGGACAGCCTGATCGTGGTTACCCGTCACTTCGACCATGTCCGACTCGTCACGAGCAACGCGGCTTGCGCGGCCCTTGTCGTCGGTTTCTGTCACCAGATCCGCGTCAGGGTCCGAGCGCTGGCCATGCGGATTCGGGTTGTTGTCGGTAGGCGACAGCGGATGTTCGACGACGGTTTCGCCTGCGATGTAGTCCTTCACACCGTCAGTCTCTTCGGTCTTGACGCCGAGCGCTGCGGCCTGCTTGCCTGCTTCCGAAACGTCCGCATACTCTTCAGCGGGCTTAACCGGCTCGCCGAACGGGTTTGCGGGCGGCAGATCCTTGACAGCGGGATGCTGGTCTTCGGCGCCGTCATTCAGGTCCTTGCCCTGGCTGTTGGTTTCAAGCTTCTTCATGATACTCTCCTACAAAGTGGCCTGCCCCATACAACGCGGGGCAGGCCATATTGGTTTACGTAAGATCGGCGATAACCGACGAGCCACCTGCGTTGCGACAGACGAGGGTTTCCTCGACATACATCGCATCACGATCGGCAAGGCCAGTCGTTGCAAGCTTGCGCTTCTGCATCGGATCCAGCGTGCGGATTGCCCACATCTCCGGATCGATGATGAGCGCGTCACGGGCCGAGCAGAACCGGTCAGGGACGAACTGAAGCTCGCCAACGTCCGAAACGTACACGTCCGCACCAGCGATGATCGTCAGGCGCTTGCTGCCCGTCTCACGACGCTGCTGGGCAAGGCCCGAGAACGTGGCCGCGATCTGCTTCTGGGCAAGGCTCATGATGACCAGCGTAGGCTCGCCACCGGCGTTC